CAGTCTGTAATGGTTGAGAACAAACCAGTGTATGCAGTTAAAAATAATGAAGCTATAATAGTAGATCCTACTTGTGGGGAAGACTTGGCTAATGCTGGGTTTGTAGTCGAAGAATATGAAACTAATATGGCTACATTGAAATGCCATGAGTTCGACCCTGAAACTGGCAAGGGCTACTACCACAATTTACACTTAGTTAATCAAAGAGAGTCTGAGGGTGAAGAAGCTCCACATAAAAGAATATACGGTGAGGATAAATTAGAAAATCAATTTGAGTACGTTGATGCAGCTAGAAAAAAACTAATAGCTTATGAGTACTGGGGGTCTTGGGATATCCAAGGGGATAGCACACTAGTACCAATAGTTGCAACGTGGATTGGCAGTGTGCTGATAAGACTCGAGGAAAATCCATTCCCACATAAAAAGTTACCGTTTGTATCCGCAGCTAATCTACCAGTTAAAAATACTTGGAGGGGTGAGCCTAGTGGAGTACTAATAGCAGATAACCAAGACCAAATCGGTAAAATGCAAAGAGCATTAAATGATATGGTTAGTGATAGAGCTATAGGACAAGAGTTTATAGATGAGAGGCTGTTCGCTAGTAGAGTTGAAAAAGACAACTACTACAAAGGTAGAACCGTGCTAGTTAGAGCTGGTATGAACCCAGAAAAATCTATTTATCGAAAACAAGTTGATCAAGTAGATAGTACAACTATTAACATGATACAATTCCACGAACAACAAGCAGAAGCTATTACAGGAGTAAGAGCATTCGGGATTAGTTCAGGTGGTAACTCACTTGGCAGCAGTGCTACCGGTATACGAAGTGCACTAGATGCTACAGCTAAGAGGGAGCTAAGTGCTTTACGTAGATTGAGTACAATGATGTGTGAACTAGGTAGGTTAACTATCCAAATGAACCAAGAGTTCCTGTCTGAGCAAGAGGTAGTTAGAGTTACTAATAATGACTTTGTGACCGTAAACAGAAAAGACATACAAGGAGAGTTTGACCTTATAGTGGATGTTAGCACACCAGAAAAGGATAATGAAAAAGCACAAGACTTAGGTATGATACTACAAACTAATGCAGCTAATATGGATCCAGAACTAGCTAAGATAGTACTGTCAAAAATAGTTAGGTTGAAGAAAGAGCCTATGCTGGCTGATGCTATTGAAGACTTTAAGTCAGAACCTACTGAACAAGAAACACAAGCACATGAAGCACAAATGGCAGAGCTAGCTATGAGAAAAGAATTGACTAGAATGCAAATACTTGAACTAGCTAAGCAAATAGAAAATTATGATGCTAGTATCCTGGAGAAAACTAGTAGAGTAGCTGAAAATGCTAGACAGACTGAAATGGAAGCAGCTAGAGCTAACCTGTACAATGCTCAAGCAGAGAAGATTACTAGTGAAACTGATAAAATAGACCAAGAGTTTGTGGACAACCATACTAAGCAAGGAGTGATGACAGATGCTGAAAAAATAGCAGAGAGTAGATTGGATAAACTAATGGACAGAGAACACGAAGAACTAGCAAAAGAGTCTGACCATCAGAGGGAGTTAGAGAAGTTACATTTAGGAAGCAAACTAAATGCACATACTAAACAACAAGGAGAACAGTAAAATGGATAAAACAATACAACAAGGTGCACAAGCTGCGATACAGCAATTGAAACAAGCTATGGCATACCAAAAGGAAGCTAGTAACACAGGTGACCCTCAAGCGGTTGAGCAAGCTCACATGATGGTGGCACAGTCTGCAGAGCAATTAAGACAATTTGGTATAGAGCCAGATGATGTTGTTAGACAAATGCAACAAGAGCAAGCACATCAACAAGGTGTAGACATAGGCAGAGAAGAAGGGGTACAGCAAGGAACACAGCAGGGTATACAACAAGAGCAACTAAGAAGAGGTGGGTCAATCAACCCTAGCCCAGATGTTGGAGTAGTAACAAACTCCGCTAGGGATGCAGTTGAACGACTGGGACAAATTAAGTAGTTAAGTAGTAACTAAGTTTCAGTTAAGTATAATTTGGCTGGTATACACTGAGCAATGGCTAGATGATGCTAACTCAACCAAGAAAGGTAGCAAGTTATGACTAAAGAAGAAGAAATTTATGAATTAGAACAAGCAATTGTAGAAGCAGAGCAGATAGTAAAGCTAGCTGATCAATTACAGGAACTAAAAAATAATGAAGCTTTCAAAGCTGTAATCATAGATGGGTATATAAAGCATAGAGCAGATTACCTATTTGAACAGTTGACTAAGCCAGTAACTATGCAAAGTATTTCTGAAGAAGAGTTAAAAGATGGGTTACTGTCTATAAGGTATCTGAAAAGCTATCTGGGGTTTGACGGTTTCAAAGGAACTGTTGAGTTAGATGGAGAAGCGGCAAAAGCAGATATAGCATACTGTGAAGAACACTTACACACTATATAAGGTAACTATATAAATGACTGAAGAAAAATCAATGATGGAAAGAATGCTAGCAGGTGAGTTCGATGGGCTCGAAATAATCGATGATGGAGCAGCTACTGAAGGAGCTGAAGAAATAGTAGATACACCTGAAAGCATTGGCAATGAGGACACAGAGGTAGAGGAAGCTACAGAAGGTAATATAGAAACAGAAGATACTGGTGACGGTCAGGATCAGGAAAATGTAGAATCTGAAGTAGAAGAAACTCCGGAAAACACTCTAGTAGAAAGCGGTAATGAAGAAGATGCAGAAACAGAACAAAAGAGTGACGGCTCGGATGAGGAAAATGCTGAAATTGATTACAAGAAAAAGTATGAAGAGCTGGAGGGACAGTCAGCTAAGTATAAAGACTACTACGACAAAGTGACATCAGAGTTTTCCGCTAATGGTAAAACTGTAAAAGGGTTTACTGATCCTAATAAGGTTATCCAAGCACAACAAGCGTTATATGGTCTAGAAGAAAAGTTTGCTATGTTCAAGAAGTACAGACCATATCATGCCCCTCTGGAAAAAAGAGGAATGATTCAAAACCAGGAAAAATTTGACTTGGCTATGAATATAATGGACGGTAATAAAGAAGCAATAGCTAAGCACTTGCGAGACTTAAGTATAGACCCGATAACTGACCTAGAGTTAGATGAAGAGTCTAACTACCAGGTTGAACCAACTACTGCTAGTGAAATAGACCTGGCGATAGATGATGTGCTAGACACAGCTTCAACCATAGGAGTTAAGCAGGATGTTGAAAGAGTACTATTCAATGAGTGGGATGATAAGAGTGTAGTTAATTTACTAAGCACACCAGAGTCACGAAATGTGTTCATTGAACATATGAAAAAAGATGAAAGTGGTAATAGTATATTCAATGAAGTTACAGCACGAGTAAAAGAAAAATCAGCATTAGCTGGTGGTACTGGGTTTTCTACATTAAGTAGCATAGAAAAGTACAATACTGCGTTGCAAGAAATTAGTGAAGAGAAGAGTCAGAACCAAGCAGTGCAGGCACAAGAACCTACTACGCAAGTCACACCAGATATGAGTACAGCTATCAGTAGTGCTGAAAAGGCTATAGCAGATAAAATTGCTGCAGCCAAGGCAGAAGCTATTGAAGAGTATAAACGTAAGTTAGAAACTAGTAATAATAAGAGTGGTAACAGTGAAGCACGAAATAGAGCTGCATCACTAAGTACTAAACATACTGCACCTAGTAGTAAAAGTGACCAAAGTAAAACAGCTGATCCAATGAAATTGGAAGGTAAAGACTTTATGGATTACTGGACTAAGTTGCAGAGAGTCGGGCTATAAAGCCTGACCACAATTGACTATAAAGGAAAATTATGTCAGATTTAATGAGTAAGTTTAATCAGGGTGGTGTTACATCAACTGATATCGAAAGAGAGTTCCACCCGGAGGCTGTAAGTAAAGCAATTATAGAAATGAATAAAAGAAAAGTATTCTTTTCAAAGCATAACAACTATGAGGCAATGATGGAACATCATGGTGATACACTAACTAAAATTGTGCATATCCCTGTTCTGAACAGAGATAACTTATCAGATGCTAATATTGATGCTAAAACAGCAACGTTATTAAAGAACACGTACAAGATAGTTAAAGAAGCTACAGGTGAAGTTACAGGTATATACCCAGCTGAGAAGTACTTGAAAAAAGATGGTTCAAACACAATGGATGAAGCTCGTGCTGCTGCTAAAGCTGCTGCAGAGAATGATGCTGGTGCAGGTGAAAAAGTATTTAGTACACCAGGTGCTATACTAGGTGGAGAAGCATCATATGCATTACAATCAGGTGATATTGCACCATTACCGGAAGAGGGTGGAGTAGTTAACTTACTAAACGCAACTAACAAACTAGTTAGTGCTAAAGTTACTAAACACGGTGTTGGTCTGAAGTATACAGTTGATTCACTCAAAAAAGGTTCACTAATTAGAACAGTGGCTAAACATATCAGTGATGTTGCTCGTGCAGTAGGCGAAATGAGAGAGATTCAATCTATGGTTAACTGTGTAACAGCAGCTGCTAACAATGCAATTATAGCATCAGATTCACATGTAACTCGTGCAGAGATGACTTGTTTAGATGTAGTAGATTATGATACATTAACAGCGTTAGAGCAAGAACTATACAAGTACGATGTGCCATTAGATACAACTATACTAGATGGTTCAACTAACATTGATACTAAAGTAGTTAATGATACATTCATTATGTACATAGGTCGTGAACTAGTTCCAACTATCCGTAAGATTAAAGGTCCAGATGGTAAAATAGCGTATACTCCGTTGGCACAGTACAAAGCTGGATTAGACCGTAAAGTTCTGCAAGGTGAGTTAGGTACAGTTGGTCAATTTACATTCTGTGTAGATATGGACTTAATTGCTTACCGTGGTGCTGGTGTAGAAGTTGGTGGTGGTGACGATGATGGTACTGCTGCTGAGCAAGCTAATAGATTAGCTACTACTCGTGATTCTGGTGATGGTACTATGAAAACATACTACGATGTATTCCCAATGGTAGTAGTGGGTGATGACTCATTTGTAGAAACTGGATTTACATATCAAAATGTAAAAGCTAGACATATTATGCCAAAAGCAGATGTATACAATGATATGCATGCAGAAGTTGGTGGTGTATCAGCTAAGTGGAGTTATGGATTCCTTCCATATAGACCAGAACGTATTAGATGTGTGGAAACATTATCGACCAAAGTTTAATAAATCGAAGAACATAGCTTAAACAGCTATGGTCTAAGAAAAACCTAAGCACCTTTAGGT